AAGGTAAAACACGATACGAGTTTTTAGAGAAATAGAATTTTAGCGCGCGTCACGCGTATATCCTACTATTTAATGGATTAGATCCAATCTTTAAGTTCTTCACCCATAACTTGAGAAGCTATGTTTATTTTCTTACGAAGAGCTTGTACAATTTTTTGATCTACGGTTTGGTTACATATAATATCTACATAAGTCACTGATTTCTTCTGTCCTATCCTGTGAGCACGGTCTTCTGACTGCATTCTTTTTTCTAGGTCATATCCGTTAGAATAGTAGATAACAGTGTTTGCAGAGGTCAATGTAAGGCCATAGCCGCCCGTAGCAGGGGTTCCAACAAAAAACCGGCACTCTGGGTCGTTCATAAATTTAGTAATATTACCTTGTCTTTTGTCTTTTTCCGTTAACCCATAATAGTCAACCACGGATCCTGGACCATGTAGTTTAGTTATTTCTTTTACTATATTTTTAATATCTTGTTGAAAGTGAGCCCATATAATAGCTTTGCCTTCCATTTCTTCTAGCACATTTAATAATTCTGGTAATCTATTGCTTTTAACTTCTTGTGTAGTGCCATCATCTGCAACAAAATGACCGCAAGTGATTTGTTGTAATCTCATTAGTTGAGTTAGTGTAGATACAGTTGTAAGTTTTTTACCATTTAACATTGCAATAGCTTTTTCTTTCATTGATTGATAAATTTTAGATTGCTCTGTAGTTAAAGTTATGTTTCGTTTAGTCCATACTTTTTCTGGTAAATCTAAACAATCTTTTTTAAGCACACGATAAGAGAAGGGTAATAAAGATTCAGCAAGCTCATCTAAGTGTCTAAATTTAGACACAAGTTGTATTGAACGACCTGCAATGTAAGCTGTTTTCATCTCTGCATATCTATTTCTAAAAGCAAAGTATGAAGAAAAATTTAATAGGAAAGGATCTAAAAATTCACATTGTGAATATATATCTAAAGGATTTTTTGTAACAGGAGAACCTGTCATTATACGTCTGTATTTTGCTAACGTTCTTAATGATAAAATATTTTTAGTTCTTTTAGCTTTAGGATTTTTTATTGTAGTAGATTCATCAATAGCCATTAAAGTTTTATGTGATCGTAAAAATTTAGCTGCAAATAATCTACCTTTGTCTGTACTAAAGGCTTCAACATTCATAATAATAATGTGAAGTTCATGGCCTGTTTCAAACAAAGTATTTAATTTTTCTTGTTGTGTTTTATTAATATTAGCTTGCCATAAAACAGTATTTTTTTCTATATGGTCTGGTAAATGTGCTGGTATTTCATTATTATACCAAGTGCCAATAACACCTTTGGGTGCTATAATTAAAACACCATCTATTTTGCCTTTATCATAAAGCATTGCTGCATTGTCTATAAGCACTTTTGTTTTACCCGTACCCATTTCCATAAAATAAGCAAAACTTTCCTTATTCCATGATTTATACAACGCATTTAATTGATGCTGATAAGGCTTCGTTTTAAATTTATAATCCATACTTCTTTCTATTGACTTATTATATATTAATGCTTATATGTTTGTCAATGAAAGAAAGTATAGATAACAAAGATATTAATTCTACAGTATATGTAATACAAGAAATTGCAGGTACTAAAGATGGTAGACCTAAAATAAATATTATGGGAGCATCAAAGTATGGTCCTTTTAAATTTTTATTGCCGGAACTATCTCAGATAATATTTTCACCAGGTCCATTGATTATTAAATTAAGACAAAGTTTAAGAAATTATAAACCTGAAGATTATTTATTACTTACTGGAGACCCTGCTATAATAGGTGTTGCATGCTCTATTGTGTCTGATATTACAAATGGAAAATACAATTTATTAAAGTGGGATAAACAAGAAAGAAAATACTATCCAATAGAAATAAACTTATATGAAAGAGGAGAAATAAATGAGCAAGATAAACTTTGAGGAAGACCAAGAAAACGTAATACAGAAGACTGGAAACATTCAGTCTCTAGCAGATCAAGTAGAAACACTTCAACAATTAGAAGAGTCTATTAAAAATGCAGAAGAAAATATAAAAAATTTAAAAAAGAAATCAGAACATGTATCTGGTGAAGTTATACCAACTATGATGTCTGAGATGGGTTTGTCCTTTCTTAGATTAGCAGATGGATCTTCATTAGAAGTTAAAACAAATTATAGCGCCACTATTACTCAAGCAAATAAAGAGAAGGCGTTTAACTGGCTTCGTGAGAACAACCTAGGAGATATAATCAAAAACGAGATATCCGTATCTTTTGGGCGAAACGAAGATATCAAGGCGGCTGATTATGCCGAACTTGCAAAGGGTCAAGGGTTTCAACCTCAGCAAAAACTGAAAGTTGAGCCCATGACTTTGAAAGCGTTAGTCCGTGAACGTATTGAGGCAGGAAAAGAAATGCCAACGGAACTTTTCAACATATTTGTTGGAAATAAAACAAACATAAAAAGGAAACAATAAACATGAGCGAAGTAGCAAAAAAACAAGAAGCAGGCGCATTAGCAACAAATTTATTTGAAGCAGATGCACATGCAGGTACTCAGAATATGTCGCAAGATGATCTTGCTTTACCATTTCTGAAAGTATTAGGACAATTATCTCCTGAAATAAATAAGAGTCATGGAAAATATATCAAGGATGCAGAACCTGGTATGATTCTTAACACCGTTACAAATGAAATTTTTGATGGTGCTAAAGGAGTAGATATATTGCCAGCATACTACACAAGGAAACTTGTAGAATGGCAAGATAGAGGTGAGAGTAAAGGTGCTCCTGTAGCAATACATGAAGCATCAAGTGATATTATGA